TCTTACCAAAAACCTCCATACCAAATATATCTTCGATAAACTTTCGTTTATCCACTTTACTTTTTGCCATAAATGGTGTTGCGCTGTTTACAGTCATAATAACGCAATTTTGAAACATTGCTGGCGTCGCACTTAGTACTTCACATATATATTTTGTAGTGTTTGCGATGCTGTCTCTTGTTTTATCTACACCGTCCTTAAAGATAGAGGCTTTGGTTGGGTTTAGAGTACGTTGAATAATGAACTTATTTCTACCTTTGGGTGAGTCTACTTCAAACTCAAGCGTTACATTTGTTTTACCTCCTGTTATATTGTTCAGTATAAGTTCTTTTTTGAGTTCTCTCAAGGTCTCACCGAATATTGCAAAATATATAGCATCAGCGACTGTAGACTTACCAACAGCGTTTTGCCGATCTGGCTTATCAAGATTGCGGCCTGTTATAATATGTAGACCTTCTCTAAAGTTAACAATTACTGGGTCTTCGCCAATAGAGAGAAAGTTTTGAATAGTAATTTTTGTAAATGTTACTTTTTTCATATGGAGCATCGCCTATACAAGTCAATAGTGTAGTTTAAAACTCTAGCTTTATTGCTAACATCAATTAGATTAATAAATTCCTCTATTGCTTGTAACATATCGATACCGGATAGATCTTTATCTACGTTGTGTGATACTTCTTTACGTTGTGTTATGTCGTAGTCTAATTGTAGTGCTTCAGGTCCGAGTGCATTGAGTTTTGCTGTTAGGTAATTAAGATCTTCGGGTGAAATATTTCGATCGATACTAAGTTTTACAATATTGTTTTTGAAGAGGTCTTTAACTTCTTGAGTAATATTACCATGCTTTACAAGATTGTCTAGTGTTGTTTTTTTGTGTTTAGGAGAGATAGCATTAATAAAAAATTCATATTCTAGTGTTGAAAGATCTAATATATAGTATCCTTTCTCATTGTCCATGTCACCGAAATCCATTTCAAATGGATTACCTACATATAGAATAGTACCTGCTTGATATGTTTTTTCATGTCTTGTATGAAAGTGGCCTGAAACAATTAGCGGACTTTTGCGTAGAAGCGAACTAACTTTTAGACCGTGATCGCATACCCTGAATGCGTTCATTTTAAATGTCTCGATTTCAAAGTGCCCGAATATTACATCGCTTTGAGGTATATCATCAATCTGGGTATTCCATGGACATAAGGTAATATTTTTGTTATTATAGGTTAGTGTTTGTACAGTATCAATTATATGTACATTTTGCCTGTTTTTAAAAATAGATAGAGAATTTACATCAACGCGATGTTTATAAAAAATATCATGATTACCCACTACAATAAAAATATTGAATTCACTAAAAATGTCTAAAATATCAGCCGATATTTGTAAGGTACTAACAGATATTTCATTTCTATTGTGGTGCCAGTCGCCACAAAATATAACATCTGCTATATTGTGTTTATTGAACTCTCTACACTGCCACTTCGCCCACTTTAAAGCAATATCATGCCAATTGGGGCTGTTTGAATGTACACCTAAATGAAGGTCGGAAATAACACCTACTCTATCGTTATTAATTTTCATCGTAAAAACTACCATCTTCATTACTAGACGGCTTAATATAAACAAGATTATTACATGTCCTAGGATCAGTCATTATATCCTCATATACCTTTTCTCTGTAATTTTTTTCTGCCTCGTGATGTCTTTTTTCTTTTTTTATTCTATTAACAAAAGCATTAAATGCGATTGTTGTAAAATATGAAAAGGGGTTCGTTTCTTCTTTGAAGCTATATTTTTTACCTTTAAGAGCTGAATACATTTTTATTAATGAATCACCTATCATATCATCTTTATATGTGTAATTGATAAAGGAACTATTATAACTCAAACCATAGGCTATTTTTTTAATATTCTCTGCCAGATCGTCTGTAAGGTTGTCTGTTTCATAATATTTACGAAGCGATTCTTTAAATTCATGAGGATCAACATAATAATTTTCTTTAGACATACTGTATAGTATTATGTTATTGAGTAATATCAATAACTTTTTCTGTATATTGTATTTTTTCTGTTATATAGATATTCTGCCTGTTAAGTTGATGTCTTATACTATATTTTAAATTTTCATAAATATCTATAATTAGTAATCGCTTTTTTTGATTATGTAAGCGCAATCCCCGGCCAATGGATTGAACTGTACGTATGAAGGATTTGCCGCCAGCTGCAAAAATGATATTATGAATATTAGTAACATTTACACCTGTAGAAAAAATAGCACTAATAGCAATACATATAACGTTACTGTCTTTTTCCATTATTTGTTTAATACGCTCTCTCTCTTCAACATTTATTTCACCCTGTATAAAAAATACCTGTTTATCTGTTAGAGGAGAGAGTTTATTAAATAAAATTTCACCATGAATAATATGATTCACGAGAATGAGAGTATTACTTGTAAGTTTATGGCAAAGCCTTTGTATAATGGTGTTGCGCTTATCACAATTGTGTATGAAGTTTAACTCACTTCTATATTCAGACTTATCTGTCTTAGGAATAAAATTATTACTATAGTTAAGCCTTAATATTTTTATCTCGACATTTGAAAGAAAGTTTTCAGTCCTGAGCTCGTAGCTACTTTTTTTGTATAAAACCGGACCTATTTTACCGATAATAAACCAACGATCGTATGCATCCTCTGGTAAGGTTCCAGTAAAACCATATTTGTGTCTCGTTTTAATAGTGGTAATTATCTTACTAATTTTGTTGTCAGGTCTTATTTTATGACACTCATCTATAACGAGCAGATCAACGTGTTTTATCCAATTATTTTCTGCAAGCTGTGACTGCAATATTTGTATATTACATATAATTATATTTGCGTTTATATCAAGTGTGTTTGCACCGGACCACTTTGTAATATGTGCAGTAATACCGGATTTTTGAAATTCGTTATAGGTTTGTTCTACAAGACCTATATCCGGTACTACCATCAAGCATTTAAAAGTTGATTTACGTGATGCATTTAAATGAAATGATTCAATCAGAGCAGCTGTTACAAAAGTCTTACCAGCGCCAGTTCCAAGAACACACGTACCACAGCCAGCGGTTATAGCTTTTTGAACTACTTCTTTCTGATAGTCGCGTAGTTGTATATTTAAATTATTATTTAATAACCACTGTTTACCAATATTCAAAGCTGATTGCAATAATGGTGTTATAGAGATTTTTTCTACTATTTGTTTTTCAATAAAATAGTTATTAAGTTCTTCGTATAATCCTATATCGCACTGACCTGTTGGTGTGATGCAGTATTTTCGTGATGGTATCTTTACACCATATCTCTTGAAACGATTTTGTTTAAAAGAAGAATTTTTATCTACCACGCTAAAGTGCTCCCGTAAAAGCGAAAATGTTTTTTCATTCTCACATTTTATTATGAGCTTGTTTTTTGATGGCAAATAATCTAGAACTATCATAATTGCTCCATTTTTTGTATATCAATAATATTTTTGATATCCCAGTGTAAATTTACCATAATTTTTTCTACCTTTTCAAGATATTCTATTATAAATTCACTCTCTTTAATTTTATCAGCAATACTGATAATTTCATCGGTGTTTTCAGCTGCTTGTTCTGCAGTTTGTTGTGTAAGTCTGACAGGAGCCTCGTTTATAATTTTTACAGTTAATGCCTTTTTGAGTTGTTTTTTTCTTTTTAGTAAACTGTTTAACTTAATTTTTTCATCGATTAATCGCGCAGCCCAAAAATGTTTACGACTTGCGAGTTTAAGTTGAACTTCTTTAATATTGAAATCGTTTATTATGAGATCTTGTTCGATTTCCTGTTTATATTTATTTAGCAATTCCACAGAATTATTATAAATACTTTATATAATGAAATCAACTGGAACTTTTAAGCAGTTTTTTTATGAAAACCTCACAGCAGGTTCTGCACTTGGAGGTAGTGTAGGAGGATTTACACCAGATACACCTTTTAGTGGTGATTTTTATGCTCCGGGCAAGTTACAAATACCAAAAGGCGGCGCTGTATTTACAAGAAAAGGTAAGTATAAAAATAAGCGCCGCAAGAAAATAAAAAAATGATTGATACTGGTCACTGGCATTTAGCGGAAAATGTAGTTTATAATACAGCTACTACGCCCTTCGGCTTTATATATTGCATTACATGTATAATAACAAATAAAAAATATATAGGTAAAAAACAGTGCATAACTATTAAAAAAAAGCAACCTTTAAAAGGTAAGACAAAAAAAAGGCATCAAGCTGTTGAAACTGACTGGAGAGTATACACATCATCCTCAAGAGAATTAAACGAAGATATTAAAATACACGGTAAAAATAATTTCAAGTTTGAAATATTACAATTTTGTGAGTCAAAA